ACCATAATCCGCAAACGACTGAAGGAACGGGGCCTAAAAATCTCATTCTTCAGGAGCAAAATCATGAACACACTCAATCTGATTCGTAAGCAGATCAATAAAGCATCTGCACTGCACGACGCACAGATTCATGCCACCTCTTATCGTGGTGTCAACTATGAACTCTGTGGTCACCAACCAAAGGAGACCCACGGGACTTTCTGTTATCGTGGACATACTTACAACAAGTGACTTGTCACTTATAAAATAATCTGTTAGACTGGAGGACAATAGTCCTCCTTTTTTTATGGAAAAAGACAAACTTAAAATAATTGTCAGAAATCTCCGTCTCTTGGTTGACGCATTGGAGTCAGAGGTGTATTCTGATGTTGCAGCATACACTGACAGGTTGGAAGAAACCCTTCCTCCACTTCCCGATTACGATGAGGTGTTCGAAGATGACGAATAGTGATTGGCGTTACTCTGAAGAGAGATTGAAACTCAGGGAACAATGTCTAAAAGTCTTGTTAAATAAGTATGGGAAAGCTCGTATAAACGAAGTATCATATTCTACACAAGACATCTATGAGTGTGTTGATACTTGGATCTCACAAGGAAACAAGTTGAGTAATGGAATCACGGCATATTTCAATGCTTATTTCAACCATGAAAACAAAGAAAGCAATCAAGTACATCCTTAAACACCCAGAACTTTTTACAGAAGGAGAACTGGCGTATGTTCAAAAGGTAAAAGAATATCGTAAATTGAGAAAGAAACAAGATGAATCACGCAAAACTGATATCAGTCACACCTGATGCTGAACAGCACATTGCGTATTGTGCGCGTGTGTCTAATCCAAATAATCAGGATAACGAAAAGTTTGCTGGACTACTCAAGTATTGTATTAAACATCAACACTGGAGTATTTTTGAACAAGCATTCATGACACTTGAGATTGAAACGACAAGGGGTATCGCAGCCCAAGTACTGCGTCATCGTTCGTTCACTTTTCAAGAGTTCAGTCAGAGATATGCTTCAACTGAATTGTTGACTGATATTCAACTTCCTGAATTGCGTCGTCAGGATGATAAGAATCGTCAAAATTCTATTGATGATCTTGAACCCGAGGTTATTGATAGAATTAATCGTCAAATGACAACCCTTTTCAGTTCGGCAAACAGTCTTTACCTTCAAATGTTAGAAGCAGGTGTAGCGAAAGAGTGTGCTCGTTTTGTTCTTCCTCTTGCAACACCCACTAGGCTTTATATGTCTGGTTCGTTGAGATCGTGGATGCATTACATTGATCTAAGGTCTGCACATGGAACACAGAAAGAACACATGGACATTGCAAACTCTTGTAAGGAAATCTTCAAGGAACAGTTTCCAGTGATTTCAGAGGCTCTGGACTGGTAATAAATACAACATTAAAATGAATTGATTATGGCAACTTATCCAGTAAAGAATAGAGAAACTGGTGAAACCAAAGAAGTGGTCATGAGTATTCATGACTGGGATCAGTGGTTAAAAGACAATCCAGACTGGGAACGTTTCTACACTCCAGACAATGCACCTTGTCTTGGTATTGAGATGGGAGATCCCTTTTCCAAGATGTATACCAAACACCCAGGTTGGAAGGATGTAATCTCCAAAGCAAAAAAACAACCAGGTTCTAACCTGAAACATTACGACTAATCAAGTATGCCAGCAAAGAAAAAAACGGGTATTGGTTCGACAAATCCAGTTCCATTTGGTATGAGTAATAGAGTCATGAAACGTAAAAAACCTATCAACCTAGATTATATCAAAAAGGTTGAACCAATCACTGAGAATCAAGAGATTTTCTTTGAGAAATATAAGTTAGAACAAAATCTTGTTGCATACGGTTGTGCTGGTACTGGTAAGACTTTTATTACCCTCTACAATGCCCTTCTTGATGTCTTAGATCCCAAGACACCTTACGAGAAGATCTACATTGTCAGATCCCTTGTACCTACCAGAGAGATTGGTTTCCTCCCTGGTGATCATGAGGATAAGTCTTCTCTTTATCAGATTCCCTACAAGAACATGGTTAAGTACATGTTCGAAATGCCTGATGATGCTTCGTTTGAGATGTTGTATAACAATCTCAAAGCACAGGGAACTATTTCTTTCTGGAGTACCTCATTCATTCGTGGTACTACATTGGATAATGTCATTGTAATTGTCGATGAGTTCCAAAACTTGAACTTCCACGAACTTGATTCGATGATCACTCGTATTGGTGAGAATTCGAAGATCATGTTCTGTGGTGACGCAACTCAGTCCGACTTGACCAAACAGAATGAAAGAAATGGCATCGCAGACTTTATGCGTATCTTGACTAACATGCCTTCTTTTGATACAATAGAATTTAATGCAGAGGATATCTGTAGAAGTGGTCTTGTTAAAGAGTACATCGTTGCCAAACTTGAACTCGGTATGTAATGTTTAATCATGTTGAAGTGAACTACCCTACTCTCACCAGAGAGATGATTGATGGGGTTAGATATTATGATACTCCTGATGGTCAGAAGTTAGTTTCTATTACTTCTATCATCAGTCATTATAATCGTGAGATCTTCCGTAAGTGGAGAGCAAGAGTTGGTAACGACGAGGCAAATAAGATCACCAAAAAGTCAACCAGTCGTGGTACAGATATGCACACACTGGTTGAAAACTATATGTTGAATAAGGAACTTCCGACAGTTCAACCACTGTCAGAGTTCCTTTTTAAACAAGCCAAACCTGATCTTGATAAGATTGACAACATTCATGCTATTGAACAAGCATTGTTCAGTAAAGAGTTGGGAGTTGCAGGTACGGTCGATTGTATTGCTGAGTATGAGGGTGAACTTGCTATCATTGACTTCAAGACTAGTAAGAAACCAAAACCAGAAAAGTGGATCGAACATTATTTTGTACAGTGTGCAGCATATGCATGCATGCTTTATGAAATGACTGGTATTATGGTCAAAAAATTTGTAATTATTATGTCTTGTGAAAATGGAGAAGTTGAAGTCTATGAACAGTATGACAAGAGAAAGTACATCAACCTCCTCGCCGAATATATTAGCGAGTTTGTTGAATTCAAATTACAAGAATATGACAAAGGCTGATAAACTTAGTGTCGATCAACTCATTGAAAATAAATTCTACAATAGTAGAACATTTTCTGAGGAGATTGAAAAGATCGCAAAAGAAAACAAAGGCATGAAATACATGGACTCTATTGTTTTGTTTTGTGAGAAAAACAATATTGACATCGAGTCAATCCCTAAGTTAATATCCAAACCTTTGAAAGAGAAGCTAAAGGCTGAGGCAATAGAACTCAATCTTTTGAAACGTACATCTCATGCGAAACTTCCTATATGATACCGAAAGTGAGTCCCTTTGATACATACAAGGCATACCTTGGATTGAAAAATCACTTTACCAAAGACAAATATGATTACCATCGTTATGGTGGTAAGTCACGTGCATCATTAGAGTCCTTCTATAAACGTAAGGACAGATTCTTTTTTGAAAAATTGAGTAGACAAAAAGATGATAGTGAAGTTATTGAATTTTTCGTCAGTAATTTTGTTTCTTGTGATGATCCTCAGTCTTTGTGGATTGGTGAGATCGTTAGAAACGGAGAACAGAATTATACAGATTGGAAAAGACGACTTCAATCGTTATCTTATACTTTCAAATCAGAAATAGAAAATGTCTTTTCAGATAAAGACTTTGATGGTATGTTCAAAATCGAGGGAACACGTCACCCTCAAATTGTCAAAGAACACTTGGCAAAAAATTTATCACTTGAGTCCCTTGTCATCTTAAATAAGATTTTGGGATTCAAAAAACAATTCGATAGTAAATTGGATGATCCTGTTTGGAAATTCTTATCGATGAGAATTGACAAGTACGATTCCTTTATACATATTGATATATTCAAATACAGAAACATTTTGAAGGAGATTATCACCAATGGCAATTGACAACACAACCGTGCTTGAGAACTTAAAAAAGCAAAAAGCTGAACTCGAGCAACAACTTGAAGGTGGACGTGAGATGTACCTCAAAGTTGTCGGAGCAATTGAGATTCTTGAGCAGATTGAATCTGTAAAAGAACAAGAAGCTCCCGAATCTGAGTCCACTGAAGTTACCGAACAAGAATGAGCTTCTTTCAGTCCGACATAGTTCAAGCAGAGATGAAAGAAATCTCTGATCTACAAGAAGAAATCTATGCAAGTGTTTTTACCTTCTCCTCAATGTCACTTGAACAGAAGTTGAGACATGTAGAACTTCTTGAGAATCTTTTGAAAAAACAACAGGTTCTTTATGCTCGAATGAGTTTGTCGGATGATCCTGAAGCAAAGAAGATGAAGGATAGTATCCTGACTGCCGCAAAACAACTTGGTTTCCCAGCTGATGTTGACTTGGCATACGTTTTCAAAAACATGACTAACGTCGTGGACAACATGAAACAGTCCCTAAGGGAGTCTTGACTTCCTTCTCAGACTGTCCTATATTACGGGGGTGGTTAGGTCCCCCGCCCAAACTTAACCAACAAGCCAAATACAAATTCACAGGTAATACGAATGTCTTTTTCAGACCTTAAAAAACAATCCTCTCTTGGTTCTCTGACACAGAAACTGGTCAAAGAAGTAGAAAAACAGAATGGTGGTAACAGTGGCGGTGCCGATGACCGTCTGTGGAAACCAGAGATGGACAAAAGTGGTAACGGATACGCCGTTATTCGTTTCCTTCCTGCTCCCGAAGGAGAAGATCTCCCTTGGGTGAAACTGTTTTCACACGCCTTCCAAGGTCCTGGTGGTTGGTACATCGAGAACTCCCTGACTACTATCGGTGGTAAGGATCCTATCGGTGAACTGAACCGTGAATTGTGGAACACGGGTAACGAATCGG